TGTATAATTTGGTTGCCGTTCTTGTACTGGATTATACCCTCTGAATAATCAACAGGTAGGTTGTAGTAGTCCTTTATCTGGTCCAACCTTTCATTGTCGAAGAATACCTCTCCTGTTGTGGTGTTTATCCATATTCTCCAGTCTGGGCCGCTTAAAATCATCTGTGTAAGCTTTTCCTTGTCTATATCGTAGTAGGAATCCCCTTTAAGTTCGGATAGGTTCATACCCTTACCTAAGGCCTTCCAGTGAAATAATTGATTTGGCATTATATTGCCTCCTTATAGAAATTAAGAGGAGCTATCGCCCCTCTCTTATTAGTGTATTAAGTTATGTCCTTCTTATGTCAAGATATTAAATCAGGCATAGATGTAATCGCAGACAATATTACATGTGTGAGTTCCAGTCGTAGCTGCTGCATCAACTGTTGTCTTAACGCTTACTTCTCCTGATATAGCGTTAACTCCTATGTCTGGTAGGGATACTGAAGCACTAAAGTTAGTTGCGTCTGTTGAGAATGACTTCCAACCTACTGCCTCTGTGTCTGCTCCGTCTGCTGATACTGTAACCTGTTCTGCTACTGAGTCTCCCGTATTACCTATCTTGAATGTTTCTGTTGCTTCTCCTGGTCTTATTATGTCCCCGAAGTTGATTTCAGTTATCTGTGAACCTGATGTATCTGTTGCTGCTGGGTCTAACCAAATTATATTTACACTCATTGTTTAAAACCTCCTAAATTATAATATCCGTATAGGTTTTACCCTTATGGATTCTGTTAACTATATTTCTTGTTACACCCATACTATCTGCTATGTGAGATTGTTTTTCTCCATCCCTCAACCTAGTCTTTATTTCAATCACTTGTTCATCTGTAAGGGATGCATAAGCTGACCTCTTGCCTAGTTTGGCTTCTGATTGCTTTTTCTTAGTTTCCTTAGACACCTTGACGCCCTTTCTAGGGCTATATCCAGGGTTAGGAGAATGAGCTTGAGGACAGATGTTATATCCTATCTCATATTCATAACTTTTTGTATGGTCTAACCAATGCTGTTCTCTATCTAGTAGAGTGGCTCTCTTATCTACTTTTTCTATAATAGAGAAGTCAAAGGCTTCTGGGCCGTATTTATTCCAAGCCCTTTGTAGATGGTCGTTTCCATGGCAGCCATTATTTAACTCATTAAGGTGGCGTTTCCACCTCTTCGGGATATTGACAGAGGAGCCAATATAGAACTTACCGTTCTCTCTATTTAATATTTCATATATCCCCATAACTGCCATTTGTGTTACCTCCTAGTTTTCTTTAATCTACTTGCTGCCCTCTTGTGGGCTGCTTCTAACTCCTTCTTTAACCTCTTTATACCTTCTTCTAATGCTGGCTCAAGGAAGGGGTCTGGTGGTCTATTGGATGAACCTAATTCTATGTACTTGGCGTATTCTATATTAGCCATAACGCTGCCAGTAACCAAGTCTCTGGTCATCTTTCTAACTGTCCATTGTATGGAGTTTCTAAGCTTGCCAGTGTCTACTGGGGCCATATCCCTAGCCTTGGTGGCTATAAGGTCTATAACTTCCTCCATGGCCGCCTGGACTCCTATATCCATATACTTAGCGTAGATGTCTATATTCTTTTCTATTTCCTTTAGGCCTTCTATCTTAATATCAACCTTCATATTACCACTCCTCTATGGTTAGCTTTAGGTAGATGCCCATGGCATCGTCGTGTACGCCAACTACCCTGAAATCACCCTTAGAAGTCTTTAGCTGGTCTCCCTGTTTAATGTCTACCTTGTAAGGAGTTATGGCCTCCTTCTGGTTGACCTGTACGAAGCCAGTCTCCGTCCTTATATAGGAGGATTCCTTGTCGTACATCCTTATCTTGGTGGATCCAATAGGGGATAGCTGAGGGGTCTTCTCCCCAATCTCATTCTTGGTAACAGAATATATCCTATTTATGGTTGCTATTTCCTTAAACACTATACAATCACCCCTGTTCGGGATAAGTAAGGCATTAACATCTGCTTAACCAATGGGGCTAGCAGGTTGTAGCCTGTATCTGTAAAGGACATTGACGCTCCTCCCGCTGAGAATGAAGAAACTCCCTTGCTCCTTAAGTCATCTGCCTCATCCCTGCCTGAGAGTATGTAGTAGGCCTGTTCCATCTGGGCGTACTTAACTTCCTTAGGTAGGACCTTAATAGTAGATGAATATACCAGTCTTTCTACCTCAGTGGGTTGTCTCCCTATATTTACTCTTGGAAACTGGAGTTCCTGGTCGGCATCTACCTTGTAGCCCTTAAACCTATACATGTCTATGTCCCTGGTGGCTTCTAAAAGGGCCTTTTCCTTGGTGGCATCGTCTGCCGATACCCATGAATCACAGTGTACCTTGGTATCGAAGTATTCATTTGCTTCTATTAATGTTACGTATGAGTTGGTTCCTACTTCTATCATTCTTATTCACCGCCTTCAAGGCTGTTATCTGGGTTATCTTCACAAGCCTTCTCGTGGTTCTTCTTACCTGCAGCCGACTTAAGTTCCTTGCCGCAGTATATGCATGTGTACTTGTCCTCGGGCATATTAGCTACCCTCTTATGAGGATTAAAGTGTATAGTCATGGTATTACCCTCCTTTACTTTTCTTTGGTCTTACAGGCTTTCTCGTGGCTGTATATTCCTCTTTTAGAGTAATACTCGCCGCAGTACTTACACTTGACCTTACCTTCTACCTTAGGCTCTTCCTTGGCCTTTACTGGCTCTTCCTTGGCCTTGGGAGTCCTAGTCCAATAATAGTTCATGTCTTACCTCCGTTTAGATAATAAAAAAGGGAAGGAGACTTGCCCCTCCCCTGTGGGAATATATTAGTATGCTATTATAATACGTCTATTACTACTACGTTCTCTTCTAAAGCTATTGCAGCTCCGAAATGTACGTTAGAAACAACGCCTAATGTTCCCTTAAAGATATTTCTACCTTCTTCTGTCTTAATGTCTCTCTTCATAGCAAGTACTAAAGCGTTAGGCTTAAGAACCAATGCCTTTGTAGCTGGAACTATGTCACTAACATATACAGGAAGTCCTGCAATCTTACCAGATGCCTGAAGTCCGTTAACCATTATAGGTGCACCGAACTTAGATGCATCTTGCATAGTACCGTCCTTAAGTAACTTAGCTTCGTCTGCAGAGTTTATAACAAGTACTGCACCTTCTGCTCCGTCGCCTAATTCTGCTCTAGCATCAACGATTAGGTCGTAAGATAAGTCTGCTGTTCCGTCTCCTACTACGTTAGTAGAAGTTAAAGCTGCTGTCATAAGTTCCTTGTCTAATGTTCTAGCTATTGCTGTAGCTGCCTGGTATCTAACTTGGTCTTCTACTCCGCCAGCTGCTTGAGTCAACTGCTCATCAGTTAATTCGTAAGGAGCAACTGCCTTTTTAACTGTAGCCGATACTGCTGTAGAAGTTAAGTTCTTAGGAACTGCGTCTACGCCTTCTTCTACTATTTCAGCGTCACCTGCATATGCGAAATATGGAAGGTTAACCACGTTTCCTGGTTCTCCTACTAGGTTAGTGTTTATCTGTGCGAAGTTAGCAAAGTACAACTTACCTCTGATTTCTTCTCTCAATGCGTCTCCGTATACTTCTGGTATGAAAAATGTATTAGCCATTTGTATTACCTCCGATTAGTATTAGTTATCTCTAAGCTTCCTATAAAGCTCAGGATCCTTTTCATATAATGCCTTTTTCTCTTGATAAGACATATCTGTGAACTTCTTAGTTGTCTTGGTATCGCCTGGTGAGCCAGGAGACCCAATATCTTTGTCCGACTTGTTTAATCCAAGTTCTTTCATTTCTTCCTTCCACTGCTTGGTTACTTCCTCCAGTGACTTCTTAACTTCCTCTTCATCATCGGAAGCCTTAATCATCTGCTTGTATGCATTAGGTAGCTTAACGTCCGCTGCGGATAGGACCTTGTCCCTTACCTGGGTTGATTTAAGCTGAGATATCTCTTTCTCGTAGTTATCTTTCAGCTCCTGCTCTTTCTTCTCAAGAGCCTTCTTCACTTCCTGCTGCAGATTGTATTCTGCATTGGCCTTATATGAGGATAGTTCTTCAAAGTCCTTCTTTAAGGTGTCGTAGTCCTCGTATTTGGCCTTTTCTCTCTCAAGTCTACTCTTTATTATTCTATCTATCTCTTTTTGCTCTTCTTCTTTCCAAGTTATTGATCCGTCTTCTTTAATAGTCATTATTGTATCCTCCTCATTTATAGAGCGGCGGTCCGCTATAGATTCCGTTTATTAGTCCGTCGACTCTCCCTCGCTATCTATAATAGAAGCTATTGCTTCTTCAGATAGGTTTGGGAATATCATCTGTAGTGCCTTCTTGTGGGTAATCATATTGTTTGTGAATAGTCTAATAGCTAGGTCAGTAGCCTCCTGGTTATCATCAGGAAGTCCATCGGACCATTGGATATCAACTTCTGATACCTTGTAGTCGTACCCTGCATTTGCTGTTTCCATCTTCTGGGCTATAACTAGAAGGTTCTTTAGGCCTTCATCATAGTAGACACGCTTCTTGTTGATCTTTCTAAGGGTATTCATTAACCTAAACTTAAGTGCTCTGCCAGACTCGGCTTGACCTCCGCTGTCCATCCCTAATAGACTTGGAGAAACCTCAGATACTGTTAGGATTAAGTCTATTACCCTGTCCATCTCGTCAAAAGCTGCCTTTAGATTTGCGTCCCAAGTTATGTAAGTGGGCACTTGTGACCCGTCGGCTACCTCTATAAGCTCTAAGTCTTCCTGTCTTACGTAGCCCTGTCTTGATACGATTCCTTCTGGTACTGCTAGCTTTGGATTTGCGTGCTTGTCTAGAATGCTGCTTATCTGCGATAATCTAGAGTTAAGTTCGTCAAATAGTCCCTCCAGCCCCTTGAAATCTGATTGGCCGAAGTATTCATCCCCAATTCTCATGTTGGGTACATGTACGATTAGGAAGTCGTCTATCCCTGTTTGCACATTAGGCTCTAAGCCTGGGAAGACCATATCCATC